TCATCACGACAATATTGTTGTATGACTCCTAGACCACTGAGGGTAATACGCACATGCTTGGGTGTGATGATATTTAACTTGTCTTCCTGGGTTACTGAAGTGTAACCTCTATTCTTGAGTCTCTTAGCGATCGCAGCAAATGTGGATGAATTTACCTGTCCAGCTTGAGCATCATTGCCAGAAAAGGTGGCCTCTAGCTCCTGCTCAGGATGATCAATCCATTCCTGGGTAAGACGCTTGAGCTGATCAAATTCAGCCTTACGTATGTCCATAGTGTGGCTTATCTGCTTTGTGTGATGGTTTCAACTTTAGGCGCAAGTTTACATAGAATTAAAATATGATAATAGTAGTAAATGAAAAAATTATACATCATGTATACATCTATAGTTCTTGTTTTTATGGTAATTTTATATTTCTTATATACATGGTTCCATGGTAAGGCAAACATTGCCTCCATTCACGCAATGAACTTAGATAAGGATAAGAAACGCTGGAATACTTTGATGAATTATGCCACGAACGCAAAATTGTCAATTGAACGATGGCCAGCAACTTATGGAAAAGATATACCTTACGAACAATTTAGAGAACTTGGTGTAGGTCATGCTATGATTAAACCAAATCGAAACGATAAAAAAAAGGAACATCTTGTAAATCTTGGAGTAGTTGGTTGTTTTCTTTCAACACGAAATCTATTAAGGCATTTATCAAATCAGTCTTTTTCAGGATCAGCAGGCCATCTTATCTTAGATGATGATGCCATAATTCCAGTAGATTTCTTAAGTCAATGGGAATCTATAAGAACACGAGTGCCAAGTGATTGGGATATTATTTATCTTGGAATATGGAATATTACTGGAAAAGACGTAGCTCCAGGAATAAAGAAACTCCGTAGTGCGAAAAGATCTGACAGAGCTCCAAATGTAGGAACATTTGCGTATATAGTTAGACACGGTGCGATTCAGACAAAAATCCTACCATGGCTACGTTATATGATTGATGCGATTGATGAACAATATGTTTTGAAGTTTGATGAATGGAATGTATATGGTCTTAAAACAAATATCATTAGTGCCAATACTAAAGAGTCATCTATTGATGAAATTAATACCTAGATAAATGGAGGTCCATGAAACCAGGTAACAAGTGAATTTCTCGTGCCAGATGTAACCTTTGTTACACGATGCATTAAATAGGATGGAAAGAATATAACAGTTCCCTTTGTTTTAGGAGCCTTGACTATATTTCGATGTAACATAAATTCTAAATCACCTCCTTCATATTCATCAGACAACTGAATCGTCATACTTAGTTTTCTAGTGCTTGCTTCATTTGAACCAACATCCATATGCCAATCATACATACCATGGTTATCATCGGTTAAACTTGGTCTATATTCAGTAAATTGTAGAGATTCTTTAATTGATGTTATATGAAAATTCCACATATTATTATTTGCTGTAATAAGAAGATCTTTACATTTTTCATAGAGCCATTTGGTATCATCATTATAAGGTAACCATGTAATTTCACTATTTCTATATGATTTATTTACAGATCCACTTACATTTCCATCAATAATAGGATATTTCTTAGATAATTCTTTTACTAGTTGTATTTCAGTATAATTAAGAACATGGTTAAAATAATAATAATTTACTAAACTATCATTTTTCTTTAGAATATTTGAAATGTCCATTATTTATATAGATAACAATTTTCTTAAAGCCTTGGCCCTTCCTAACTTTTGACGAAGATCATCTTTTGAAAGACCTTTCGCAGAATGATTTAGAGCCTCATATTCTGAAGCCATTGTTTTTATTGTTGCGGTGCTTGGTTCCAGAGGCCATTCAACCTTAAATCCTGTATCCTCTTGAGCCTGGATCCATGAAACTAGATTACCAGAAGACCAATCACTGGCATCCCAGAGCTTATCCCACGTTGGCTCTCTAAGAATCCAGATCTGTTTATATCCTCCATCTCTAGGAAATACCTTATCATCCAAAAATGATATAGTCTTATCCTTATCATTAAAGAGAATCCATAGGAGTGCGTTATCTTGGGTGTAACGTTCCATAGCAATCATGGTCGCCTTGGCCTGCTGAAGTTCAGGCTTCTGCGTTCCAAAGCCTTCAAGGGCCTTCTTCTTACTTAGGACACGTGGAAACTCGAGTGTTGAACAACGTGTCTGCCACTCTGTCGTAGCATCAAGCATGATACGCTGTCTTAGAGGATCGGGTGAAACACGAAAAAGAGGATCTTTTAGCCATAACCATGCTGCTAGGGGATGTCTAGGAGAAATCGAGTGTGTTGTAAGATTCCACTTAGGAACTTGATCTTGAACATCTCCTGCTCCGCCTGTTTTAGTTAGTCGTCTTCCCACCTGAAATGTTCCATCCGAATGTGTTTCACAAATTTGGATGAGAGATTTAGGTAAAGCGTGAGAGATGTCAGTCATATTATACGTAGTACGTTCTAAGGCTTTAGCCTAGAAGGCTTTAGCCTAGTAAGGCTTTTTAGACTGGCTGTATATATCCAGAATATAGAATAATACTAGCAATATTTGCCAGAAGATGAAGAGTTATATGAGCATATGTAGATTTCCAGTAATCCTTTTTATTATAGTAATATATCCCAACAGGATATGCTAAAATTCCAAGAGTAAAGATACTGTAGTGTAAAATAGCATATTGCGCATTATATGCCATGTAATATTGATATATAATTGCTGATTTTACTACTACCATATCCAGATAACGCCTATAAGAATAATCTGGCTTTTTCCAATAATGTATAGATGTTAAGAATATACTGCCAGGACACAAGGCAAGATTATAATGGGTATTATATGTAGCATATAATGTCGAAAATAATGATATATATGAAATTCGGTAGATGAGAATATATTGTTCTTCCTCTAAAATCGTCTCCATTATATAGTAATATTTTTCGACCTTTATACTATTACTGATTTGCCATACCACCAATGATCTTGCTACGCTCCTCTAGATCTTTCGCATTTGTCTTACAGAATTCTATGAATTTCCACATAGCTTGGAAGATTGGGGCCGGAAGAGAAGCAACATCAAAAAATATTCCATTTGAATTCTCACTAAAGATACCTCCTTCACGCCGAAGTATTCTGTAAATTTCTTCTAATTCGGACCTTGATAGAGTATGAATCTCCTTACAGAATTCTTTACGCTGTTCATAATCATCATCCATTCTACTCATCTTCTTCGTCTTCTTCCTTGGCTTCCTCCGCACCAGATTCATCTTCATCCTTTTCTAGCTCTGGTGGAGGTTCATCCGCCTCTGGCGTATTAATAACTGGAAGAGTTCGTGTAGGACCTCCAGAATTTCCACGATAGATACCAACACTCACAATAAACTGATCTCTGAGTTGAAATCTCGATTTCTGAATCTCCACCTTAATCCGATCTCCTACCTTCAGATTATCAAATTCCTCATCTCCAAGATGAAGATCGCGGGGGACCATAAGACGAATCGCATTCTCATAAATAGCATAAATTCCCATCTTATTTGATTTAAGAACCTCCACTTCAACCATTGTTCCCTCAGGAGGATTTAGAACCTTGCCCTTTGCCTTCACTAGAAAGGCCCAATCACCGGAGAAACGTCCAGAATCTACCATTCCAATGGATCTTGTTAGAATTTCAAGTGTGCCTGGAAGAACATATCCATGTGGAGAACAACGTTGCTCGAGACGCTCCTTAAGCTTTAGAACTAAGATATCATCAACTGATTCAATATCATTGCGTAGATCCTTGGGAGTGAGGTATACTTTTTCTTGAAAGAATGCTTCAGTCTCCATTATACTGCTCTAATGTAGGTTCAGATAGTCAATTTTAAGCGTAGCTAGTATTATATTCAACTACATTTATATTCATTATATTCCTTGAATAATCTATACCATTTACATGAATAAAATTTCTGAAATATGGTAATCGTTTCTCTTTCTCCCATGATGCTACATGCCTTAATAATTGATCATCTTCTTCCCGAAACATCCACTGATCCACAATGGCTATATCATAATTTCTAAATATTTGCCATAAGGCATCTTGTTCCCATGCGTGATATATATTTCTAGTAGGAATACAAACATTATACCAATCTTTTATAAATTTTTTTGTATAAGATGATACTTTACATATGTAAAATCCGGAGCATGGTACTGTATCACCCCATGGTTTATTATTTAAGAATATAATTGGCTTATTATATAAATTTATAAAATCTTCTAGTGATTTATTAAAATTTTTAAAAATACAATCAGAATCTATATAAACTATATAATCATAGCTTAATTCAAGTGCTATATTAGTACTTAATAATTTTGACCATGCTGCGTGTCTTAGATTTCCAGAATTAGGATCTTTACAATTATTTAAGACAACACTTTTTATATTGTCCAAATATGGTCTATAATAAATAAAATCATAATTATATTTCTTACAGTATTCATAGTTTATACAGGCAACATACGAATTATACTCCGCATTATTGTAATTTTTAGAAAGAAATCTATTATCTGACATAAATATAAGTATTTTCATCTACTTACTTCCTAGATTTATGTTTCGAATAAAATGATGCCAAGGGTCTATAGAAATAACGGAGACCACCATATGAAGCTTTACGTTCATCCATCCAGCGCAAGACAACTTCTGTTAAAGCACAGAAGGATGGGGCACCTTGTAGCTTTCTTGGCCCAGTCGATAAAAGAACCTCTGTTAATTCAAAGACATTTCCACCATGATATTTACTTAGGACCTTACCAATATCAACGAGTTTCATACGATGTCCCTTTACATTACTTACAATGGAACACGCTGCTCCTCCACCAGGTGGCTTTCCTTCTTCATTCTTTGCCTCGTTTGTCTTAAACATAATGGCATTCTCCCAGGGGATCATAAATCCATAGCGTTCAGCTGAGACTCTCTTGTTTGCTTGGGCTGTTATAACGGGATCTGTCTTTGAATCTCTAAAGAGTTTCAAAACAGAGGGTGGGCATGCCGCCCCCCCACAAAGATAGACGGGTTCCTTTGTTCCAATATCTAGAAATCGTAGAGCAGTGACGGACCCAACTGCTGGAACAATTTGTTCACTTCCTCCTTCATCAGATCCAGCTACCCCTTGGTTTATCATGGATATTTGATCAGATGATTCTAGGAAGGAATCCCAGATAAATTCTTTGGCAACTTTTCTTAGATCACTGAGACCGCCAGGTAGGCCAGCAACAACCCTCCCCCACCACTGAAGTTTCTTCAGACGAATTTCAAAATTCTCTCTCCTCTTAGAATCTCCTTCAACATAGGCATCAATAGATGTGCGAAGTGTAGCTGAAATCGATTCATTAATTGTTTCGCTTGTAGCAGTATCTGAACACCATGAATTCAACCATGTATTACATTCAGTCCAGAATGCCACGGCATTTCCTGTGGATTCAGGAACTTCAGGAGCAACACCTTCAGGAGCAACTGTCTTAGGAGCTACAACACTCTTGGCTTTTTGAATAACCGTAATATCTGGCTGATAAGAATCACGCTTCATTGGATATCTTCCATAACGAAAGGCAATTGGAATCGCCTTATCTTGAATCTTATTTGGTTGAAATAAGAAAAGATTATTTCTATAAATAATATGACCCTGAAGATTTCCATTTTCAAATAAGATAGACTGGTTATTTACAATTCGAAGAAGTAGACTAGTTAAGGTAGTCTTTGGAATATCCTTAAACATCTCTTCAAGCTTTGTTATGTGATACCATGGCTGATCCTTGAATGCTTTTTTTAGTCTCGATAACATCATTTGTTCTGTAAATCTGGCAGCAAAGAGATCATAGGTTCCATTATCATCTGGCATATCTTTCTTATCAGAAAGATTCAAGGAGGGTTTACATTCATAGGAACACCGAATCCAATCACAGATCGGTGTATAGTCTCTATCATTTAGATCAACTGTGCGAACTTGACCCTGACTATCTACCATCTCGACTGAACTGAGTCCTGTAACTAAGATCGCATCACGATTTAAATTACAATCTGCCGCACCGCGTTTTAAGGCACGACTTACATTTCCCATACGAACCGCCTTATTCATGGCAGTTCTATAAGAATATTGATCAATTGTCTCCTTTCCTAGATCCTCAGGAAAGGCATTAGCATATAAGTGAATGGTACAATTTCTCTTTTGCCTGGGAAGAGCATTATGAGAACAGTAACGAATTCCGCGTCCAACAATCTGTTCTTCCTTAGACAAATGAAACCAGCCTTCTAAGATATGGACATCACGAATACATTTTAAATCAAGACCCTCTCCAGCCACCTGTGATCCTACAACTACCTTGATACGTGATCCATCCTTATTTGATATATCACGTGCCACGCTTACTACACCAGGATTATTTGGAGATAGAGGAAGAGATTGTTTTTCCACAGTACTCACATCACTCGCAGTTAAAAGAGCATAATATGCCGGCGCAAACTTATGATTTTCTCTACTTTCAGGCGCATCTTGCTGAAATCCTGGATGTCCAGATTCTTTCTTTTCACATTTTGAGCATTGACGGCCACCTACGATTGGTCCCTTACTAAAGAGTGGCGCACTTCTACCCCACGCAGTATATCCATTTGCCTCTAGGAGTAGACAGAAAATTACAGCACCATTTTCTACAAAGCGACTATAGACAAATGATATTCCTGCTGAATTACGAACTAGATTAATCACCTTATTGAATTTGGGAGAGACTTTTTCCAAACCGTCGTCTGAGGCAACCATCCAAGAATAGGAGTCTTCTGGAATTGCTGGAACATACTGTGGCAAGGTTGATAGACGAGATCCCTCAAAGGATGCCGCCACAGCACGACTTGTGAACCATGTCTGAAATCCTTCTGATCCTACACGTCCTTCAAGACCCTCACCAGGGAAGATACAGTTTCCAGCTTGTAATAAGGTGTCAATTGTGCGAATTCCAGCACCCTTAGACGCAACAAGTCTCTCAGTCATTTCTCGAATCACTGCCAAGGGTTCACCTCGTAATTCACATTTTACAAGAGGAAGTCTTAGAACATCATTCTTCTGTTCTCTTTGAATGACCTTTGTTCCATTAGGTTCATGATCTGGCCAGGTTTGCATACGAATCGTATCAGAAGGATCGAGACGCGCAGGAAAGGCTTTAGGGTTCTCACCTCGCATAAAACTCACATGACCATTTGCCACCTGTATAATACGATTTTCAGAAGCTTCTGAAAGTCGTTCACCATCTTCAGTCATTATAAATTCAATATCAGATTCTTTCAGATGTTTTGATTTATCTATCTTATCCACATAGAGTAGTAAGTTCAACATTGATATGATTTCCTTATAGCTATTATACATGGGTGTGGCAGACATGAGCATAAGTTTATTTCCCTCACATATATCTAAGACATCACGTAAGATAGGTGTTAGCTTCTTACCTGCCGCAGCATCACTTCTTTCTACAGTATCATCAGATTGATCAGTCTCATCATCTGCCTCAGATACATCTCTTAAGTTATGAGCCTCATCCACAATAATAAGAGATCCACTAAGAGCACGTTGTAATAAGAGAGTCTTCTGCTGCTGCTTTTTATCATGACTGAGTGTTGATGGTATTTGACTTAGAATATCACGAACCATATTACGAAACGCCACATATCCCATGATCACATAACGCTTATTGATTAGACGATTTACACGAAGTTCAATATCACGCTTATCGCGTTCATAGAATGTCTGCGTAAGATCAAGATACCGATTTCCAGTGCATCCAGAATGTTCATTTTGCTGTTCAGGCGTTTTGCCAAAGCTAATTCGTGAACTATCAAAGATGGTTCTATAAAACCCTGGTTGAATTGCTGGAGGTGCCAGGATATAGACCTTATTTTTAGGACTTAGCTCTAAAAATGCCTCTGCGGTTAAGATCGCAGTACAGGTCTTACCAACTCCTACACCATGATAGAGAAGCATTCCATTATAGGGGGTATTAGGAGACATGAATTGTGAGACAAATTTCTGGGTTGATGTATATTCGAATTCATCAACATCACAGACATTCTTTTCAAGAGACGCATCTGTAATTTTAAATTGACGTGTTTCTCTGAATTCTCGTTTTTTTAGAAGCTTCTTTAAAAATCCTTCATCATCAATATCTGGATAAAGAGATCCCTCCTGTTCACGAGAAGTAGGGTCCATTTGTCTTATCACCTGTGTTCTTATTGGATCAGCATAAGTCTTAAACTCTGCTAGTAGTTTATCTCGCTCCGAAAAATCTCCTTGACTTTTCCATGCGTCCTGAAACTGCCTCGACTGATCTAGTTCTGTTGATAAAGACATACTGTCTCTGCTGCTCTTCATTAGTATTTTCATTTGTAGAGCCTAGCGAATTTAAAGACATACTTATAAGTTCATTTCGTATGACTGGAATATAATTACTCAGAAGCTCAGTGAGCTGTGAAATAATTTCATGTTTCTCTAAATTTTCTGGTCTTAGAATATGTTTTGCCTCATCCAAAGATATCCATGATAAATTACCAATTTCACGTGCCATTTCAGAATTTAAGGCATCGAAGGTTATATTTCTCTCACCAATATACTGTGCAATGTAATAGGTGTGTCTATAATGAATATCATTTGAACCATAGAATTGTTCAACAAGCGGTGCCACATTAAGCATCTTTAAAAGTTCATCTTCCTTTATGCTAGTCTCTTCTGAGAGTTCACGAAATGCACACTGTATATCTGTCTCATATGGATCACGCCGACCCTTTGGAAATCCCCACTCGGGTGTCGTATAGACCGGTGGTTGTTGCCGGAGAAGATCTGATAGAGTATATTTCTCACCACTCGGTAATTCAATACCATGTCGAAGTTCTGCTAACTTTTGCCTAGATACGATACGATCATGAGCATATCTCTGAGATGATTCTGTATCAGATCCCCATAATTCATGCCATATATCTTCAAATTCCATTGTTTCTACCTTATTTCTTTCAGTAATCGTCATTCCTCTTAGCTGTTTCTTAATATACTCGGGTTCATTGACCTTATATTTTCCTCGCATGATATCCATAAATCCAAGAGAATCTTTCCGTTGAATCATAAGAATCTGTGGTATAAGTGTTCTTGTTCCAGTTGTTATAGTCTGATCTTTACAAAATTCATTTACAAGTGGCCAGGTTTGATTAGGACTTATCCATCGAATGATAAGAACCCCGTAGCTAGAGACTGGTTCTAAACACATACGAAAGGTGTGTCCGGACTCTCCACAGTTAGAACATACATAATTTGATTTTGTTTGATAAAAAGAGGTCATATGACCTAGAAAACTTCCTGACTATATACTTGTTTATGCGTCTTAGGTGACTGATAATGCTCTTGATATACAATAGATATGCATATCCCTCCAGAAGTATGGGGGCCATTTTTCTGGCACACAATTCATATAGCCGCACTTGGATATCCTCAACAGCCCACTTATTCAGATAAGAAGGCAATGAAAGAATTCTTTGAATCTTTACAGACTTTAATACCTTGCCCAATTTGTCGCACTCATTACGTATCCCATATGGGTAAAATGCCAGTGACAGCATCCTTAGATTCACGCACTGATCTATTTCATTGGACTGTTGATTTACATAATGAGGTAAATGCGATGTTAGGAAAACGTAAATTTACAGAGACTGAAGTAATAGAATACTATACACGTCTTGGTGCTCGTGGTAAATCTCCGGTGATAAGAGCAGATGATTTTATGGAAGCTGATAATCAGGCTATGCTGAAGGGTGTCTTAGCAGGTGTAGCTGTCTCAGCTATTCTAGGTGGTGTTCTATGGTTTAATTTACCAAAACACTCTTAGAATGAGTGAATGTAAGCAAGTAAAAGATAAAAAATATCAAACCCGTAAATCTCCCGCATATCATGCTGGACAATGTAAGGGTCTTCAAAAGAATGGTAAAGATGGTCTCTATATTTCAAAGCCAGATACAAGAGGAGTCTATAAATGGATCAAGGTTTCACAGACAAGAAAGAGAAAGGGAAAGTTCTATGATATTCATGATAATGGTAATAGGCCATTTAGAGTCTTTATAGATGGTAATAAGGTGTCGATTTACAAGGATAATAATACAGGTTCATTTGAACCTAATGCTGATTACAGTAATCATATTAAAACACTGAAGGTGAAGGAAGTTTATATAGGAAAAAGCACAGGTCATGCGGAAGCCGCAGATCATGGGCCTGGTGAGACAAAATTTTTTCTAGGAAATTCAATCTTGCTTCATGTATCTGGAAAAAAGTATATACATATTGGTGTTGAAATCTACGAGTTTGAGATGGAAGATAAAATAGAAGCATATTTTTCGATGGTTGGAAATAACGATGTTCCATATCCAGTCATCTTAGGAAAAGAGAATGTATATTTTATGCTCGAATCAGAACATAACTATGTTTCAAGAACTAAATTTCCTGCTGTTAAAACTAAGTCGCAATGGGAAAATGGATATATGTATTACTATGGTTCAATAAATGCTGAAACGGGTGAAAAAAATCCCCATGACCTTATTTTAAAGAAACAGTTTTCCCTGGAAAAATATGCTAAGAAAATGAAACATTTTAAAATGATCCAGAAAAGAGGATAATAAAAATCATTATAAGTAGATGCCTCTTTCTGAGGAGGACTTGTTTGCTGGTGTCCATATTCCAAAAGAACCCGTTAGACAAGCCAAAACATCTGGAATTAAACAAGTCATCCTAGAACCAAAGATGTCAAATGATCAAATTAAGGCCAGAGAAGGCACCTATTTTACTGAAAAGGATGCCGATACAATCTATGATGATGATGTAGATCTTTACGCAAAGGACCCGGATGTCCCTGGAGGTAAGAAACTCTTAGCGAAACTGAGAAAAAATGTAATTCCACATGATTTAATAAAGCTTGCCTGGAAGAATTTTTATAAATCAGCAAATGCCTCTAGAAATCGTGGAGCGGCTGCTGGACCGATCGATGTGAAATCTAAATACTGGACACGTCGCAAGTTAAATAAGAAATCTATCAAGGGATGGTCAGCACAATATATGCAAAATGGAAAACTAAGTAAGATGCGTGTAAATAACAATGTCTTTAGCAGTGTTCTAGGTTATTTTGAAAAGACACCTTTTATGAAACTTCCTTGTCGTTTAACATCATACACACAACTCTATTTTAACCAATTTAAGCAAGGAACACCTTATATTGAAGAAATCGATGCCTTATTTAAGAAGCTAGTTCCTGATCGGCATAAGATACAGCATGACAGAGCAAGATCAAACCCAGCCTTTCAAATCGAAGATACCGCATTTTCCTCAGTCACCATGAATCGTAATTTCCGCACAGGTCTTCATCAGGATGCTGGAGATTTGAAAGAGGGTTTTGGAAACCTTTCAGTTATTGAGCGTGGAAATTACAAGGGGGGGTTTACAATCTTTCCTAGATATAGAGTGGGTGTAAATCTCAGAACAGGAGATTTCTTAGCCATGGATGTTCATGAATGGCACTGTAATACGGAATTACGTGAAGATTCCGAAGATAAACGAGTAAATTCATCTCTTGTAGATATTTATAAAAATGATAAGGAAACAGGAACGCAGGGTATAGATAAGCTCTATAGTCGCCTATCCTTTGTCTGTTATTTGCGTGAAAAGCTGGCAGATTGTAAGGCCAAGGAATCGCTACCCTATTATAAACGCATTGGATATAATCCAAGAACAAAGACCATGATAAAATCACAGACACGCAAGAAATCTCGTGAGACCGAAAATGTAGATTAGGGTAGATATGGAAAATGAGCGTGGTGAAAAGATTGGTCAAATATTAAAAAATATAGGAAATCTTGGTAAGTCTATTAAGATTCCTAGTCTTATACCTGTTCAACAAGTTCAAGAACGTGCCAACGCTATAGGAGTTCCCGTAACAGGCACTGGGTTTGTTCGGACTCTTATGTATTTTATAGCGGGTCTTCTAGTCATCGGTATTCTTTTACTTGGAATCGATCAATGGATTACACCTGTCTTTCAGAAAAGCCCTGGAGCTCCTGGATACATTGCCATACCCGGCACAGATCTATCAGAAATGTATTGGCAAAAACTATCCACAGTAAGCAATATTGTAATTGGAACACCTGCTCCACCTCCCTCAATTCCAGGTATTGTACATACTCCCCCCTTATCAACAAGCGCAATTGAAGGACAGAGTTCCTATAGTTTATCTATGGATGTTCTTATTGATGATGAATATCCACAGGCTCTGGGAGTTGGACAGGATCAACGTGTATTTTTTGTTTTATCTTCAACTGTAAATAATCCAACTATAAGAATTGGTTTAGATAATGATAAAAATACAGTATATATTACAACATTTGATGCGAATGGTCTACAACAAACTGCGATCTTAGATAATGTTCCAATCCATATTCCCTTTCGTATAGGAGTTGTTGTAACTCCCTATATTCTTGAAGGATACTTAAATGGTCTTTTAGTTATGACACGCCAGCTTAAATCTCCACCTAAGATACCTTCAACAGGAGATAAAATATTTGCTCCTGCGAATATTAAGATTGGATCTACAGTCTTATCAAGAGGTATTTCTGTCTTAAATATGCGTATCTTTGGATATGTAGTCTCATCTGAAGAGATGAAGGCACGTATGGGAGATCTTACTCTTCAAAGTTCATTCAATACTACTACGGATAATAACTGGATGTTTTCATAATCTAATTAAAATATACTGCTGTAGGAATAGATGAACATTCTTACAGGAGTGTTTTTGATTTTTATTTTATCATATATCATCTATGTGCTTGTATCTTTTTATCTTGTTCCGAATCCAGTTCAACAAGTTGGTCAAGATACTATGATCTTATCAAAAGTTAAACAGGTTAGCACAAGTGAATCACTCAAGACTACATGGAACTCAAGCACTGGATCATCTCTTATATTCTATATAAATCCTAATATCGTAGACCGAACAGGAGTATCTGGAAATGAATATGCCAGTGTTGTTCAAATAGGCTCTACACAGTCATTTCGACTTCTTGTCGCACCTGATGCTGGAAGAGGTCTTAGCTTATCTCCAGCTCTCTTTGAGGTCTATGTAAAGGGATATGCCAAGCCTGACATAATAGAGATCCCAAGCTTTCCCTTACAGCGCTGGACCATGGTTGTTATTGTTCGACAGGGACGTAAATTTAATATATATTTAAATGGAAAACTTGCCATATCTCATATGTGTACGGCGATGCCTGATTTTGATGATACACAGCCATTACGCATAGGGGATACAAGACTTGGTGGAACAATTTCATTAATGAGTCTTGTTGGATACCCTCTCCAAACAAATGAGATAAGAGCGATGTATAGAACATCGGTAGATACAAGTGGAAAACCATATATGCCAATTACTATTAAAAACGTTGTTATGCCACTTTTACCCTCCCTGCCCTCTTTACCAGATGGATTCTGGTGCCCGGGTGGAAATTGCTTTACGCCTAAGTCTGTAGGGCCTCTAGAACAGTGGACATCTCCTTACGCATAAACTATTTTCTATGAATAGAATCAATGGCTGTAGCTGGAATAGTCTTTAATACATTTTTCACGATAGTCGTCCTTGTTGGACTCTATTATATTTACAGATGGCTAAGTGGATCAGGGGATACGAGTGATGTGGTTGTATATTCTTCAACCACGGATGGTCTTCCTGGAAAGAGTAATAATCAGGTAGTCTTCTCTGGAGGCCCTATGCCTCAACTCTATGCGGGTGGTGAATACTCGGTTAGCACGTGGATCTATGTGACAAACTGGGGAGTGAATAAGGGATATAATAAGCCCTTCCTTGTTCTCAGTGGTGGTGCTCCAGAGTCATCTGGTTACATGACAATGGTTATGTATCTCGGACAATTCACAAATAAGCTCGGTGTGCGTGTAAGTTATAGCTCAGCTGGAACATCAAAGGGTAAGCTCACATATACGGGTGATTATAATAACATCGTATCTGGAACATCTCCTTATACCGATTCATCTGCTGACTTTAGCAAATGTGATGTTGAATCTATTGATATTCAGAAGTGGGTAAACATTACAGCTGTATTATCCGGCAGAACAATTGATATTTATATTGATGGAAAACTCTCACGCAGCTGCTTACTTGATGGACTATTCATGGTTGACGGTGATAATACGACACTCAAACTCGGTGGACCAAATGGCTTCGGCGGAATTATTGGAAAGACTCGTGCTGCGAATGTTGCGTATTCACCTGATACAGTCTATTCTTATTACCAGGCTGGGCCTTTCCAGAAGTTTTCTCTAGCAAGCCTTGATCCAACACAGTATACCTTTGATGTCAAGAAGCAGGGTTCCATTGTCTTTTCAACGGGTTAAATTTACTATATATTCTAAACTATGAATACTCGGTATCTATAATTTAGAATCATATCCTAATAGGATAGATAGAATGGCCGATAGCATGACAAGTGTAACAATGTTTGGTTCAGATGTTTTATCACAAGTGTTATCTGGTATTGCTCTTGTAGTCTTACTCTATGTTTCGCTATCGATCTTAGAATACATATATAATTCTTTCATGGCGATGTGGAAGGATCGTGTTGAACTCTTTCCAAAGACCTATGTCTCCGGTTCTAAAACATTTACGGCAATCCAAAACCCACGCAATCCAAAGGCTAAGACGATCTATTTTTCGGATAATCAGCGGTCCGGCATAGAATTTAGTTATTCCATGTTTTTGAATATTGGTAGCAGCACATTTACAGCTGGAAATCACAAACTCTATCATGTCTTACACAAGGGTTATAACCAAATGTATCCACTCTTTGGTCCAGGGATCTTCTGCTGGGGTGATACGAACAAGCTTCGCATATATATGAATTGCTTTGATACCTGGAATAATTATTCAGAAATTGAGAATATTCCGGTTGATAAGTGGTTCCATCTTGTGGTATCATGTAAGGGTAATACGATATATGTGTATATCAATGGAAATCTCAAGTCAAAGATATCCTTGACAAACAATACACCACCCTACCAGAACTATGGAAATGTCTATGCCTTTAGCACTCGTAAGATGACATTAAATAAGACAATTACAACATCTCTTGAAGCTGATGTTAATTTACAGGGTCAGCATGCGAGCTCAAGTCTTGAATTTGATGGGCCCATCAGTGGAGCACTAAGTCGCGTATATTATTTCAGTTATGCGGTGACATATACTGAGATCCAGTATCTCATGAATATGGGGCCCTCAAATGAAATGGAGGGAACCAATGGATTAAATCAGATCAGTCCATATTTGTCAGATACCTGGTGGGCAAACAAACAGGGGCCTTAATAAATATAAGAAGACACTAAATGGGCGTTTAAAACTATTCTCTCTTCTTGTTTCAAAGGAACAAGAAGAGATGACAGGGGGAGGATTATTTATACTCGTAGCCTACGGCTCGCAAAATGTCCTTCTCAGTGGAAATCCGGATTTTACCTACTTCTATACAGTCTTAAGAAAATACAGTCATTTTTCATTTGAATCATCTACAGTTCCTCTGGAAGGACCTGGAGAACTTTTCTTTGATCAACCCATTAAATTAAGAGCAAAGATTCCTCGTGTGGCAGATCTTCTGTCAGATCTTTATTTTACCTTTACACTTCCAGATATTTATAGTAAATTCTTTGATCCAAACCTCCCAGGTCCAACACGCGGTCGTTCACAATACCAGTTTCAATGGACACGTTATATCGGTGCCCAGATAATTCAAGATGCCACGTTTTTGATTGGTGGAACTCAGGTTCAGCAATTTGATAGTGACTATATTATTTCAACTGCTATTACTGATCAAGATGAAACTCAATATAATAAGTGGCAACAGCTTGTGGGTGACGTTCCTGAAATCTATGACCCTGCGAATGGTGAGTACTCCGGCGGTGTAGGAAATGCCGTGTCAAGAACACGCGGCCTTTATCCGAATGTTTATAAAAATCTAGATCCAGCTGTAAAATCTCAGAATAATTTTCCATCCATCCCTGGGCGCGATATTACACTTCCTTTATCCTTTTGGTTCTCTCAAAGCCCAGGACTATCTCTCCCTCTTGTATCACTCCAGTATCATGAGTGTGAGATTCAGTTAACTCTGAGACCTATTCAAGATCTCTATACAGTGCTAGATCCATCTGGATATAGAGTTCGCCCTGGAATTAAGATAAATAGTTCTATGAGCCAATTACAATCAGGAAATGTTGGATATACAAGAGATCCTGATCAAAATGTCTATATAAACCAATACTTAACGGATATTGGTTATACAGTTCCTAGTTTAAATACATGGCCTCTGAATCCAAGACTACAGGCTACATATATTTATTTAACAGATGAAGAACGTAGGACCTTTGCTAAGAAACCACTCTCCTATATTGTTAGACAGGTCACAAGATACCCCTTTGAATCTATAACAAGTAGACAGGCCTTTGATCTTTACACACATAATCCTGTGCCACGTATGATCATTCTTCCAAGAAGATCAGATTCAATCCAGAATCTTAATGCCTGGACGAATTATACAAATTGGTGGAGATTTCCACTAGCACCCTTTAGTCCAGCGGCTTCCTCTGTGCCAATCGGTGGATATTCTGGACTCAATATTCAAGGAACGCAGAAAGATATAATTCGTCAAATGCGTGTGATCTGTGATGGAAATGATGCGCAGGAAATTAAACCGATTAATTATTTTACTGAACTGAGCTCATGGAAATATGCGACAGGAATATTTCCACCAGGTCTTGCTATATATAGTTTTGCCTTAGATACATCAAAATGGATGAAACCCAGTGGAACTCTGAATACAAGCAGAGTTAAGAACTTCCAGCTTGATATTGATCCATGGCCTTTAGCACAAAATAATATGTCATCTATCTTCTACGCAGTCTATGTGGAAAGTATTAATTTCCTAGTGATTGAAGGTGGTATGGGAGGAATGAAGTATGCTACCTAATAATTTCTTTTAGTAATTGACATAAGACATGACGATATTTAGTAGTTACTTCAGGTATATGTGTGCTCATATCATCTGATAAATATTTATCTTCAACATTGATTGTAAAATTAATAATATTTTCAGTATCATTATATGATTTATTTGTATGGATCGCAAGAATTGTAAAATTATTATAATTATAGGTATCTTGTATGTATTCTTTTATCTTACATAATCCACCATAATTATCATTATAACGATTTCCCATTTCATTATATATATCAGCCGCACTTGTATATACAAAAAGAATCTTCTTTTTTTCTTTTAAAATTGTATATAATCGTTCAAATCTTCTCTTAAATGTATCTATAGTATTTTCATAATCCTTATCTAAATCAAAATGTCCAAACCATACCCCATCTTTATTTTGAATAATTTTTCTTTGTGGAAAAAATTCTGTAGTATCCTTTAAATATTTTAATATAAGAGCAGGCGTAGTAGGAATAGAATCAAAGGGAAATGATTCTTTATAGCATTCTATAGATCTTAAAGACATTAGAGTCGGACATTTATTTCCTAATGAAACAATATATTCATAATCTTTCTTGTCAATATGTTTTGTAGGAGTAATATAATTCATCTAGTTGGATCCACTAATTTTCTTGTTGTATTAAAATAACTGTCACTTAGTAATTTAAAGCATAATACGTTTTTTTAAAGTCAATTGGAAGATCATGCTTAATATTATTATTTTTTAGACAAGCAATACATTTATCATATATTTCATTATACAATTCATATCTATCTTTCATATCCTTCTTATACCATTGATAGTAACAATTATCTAATTTTATAATTGATACATATAGAGAATTATTAACAGATATATGATTATTTGTAAAAATTATTAAATGAAACCTATCTTTATATTTCTTAAAAAAAAGTATAATTGCATCAATATCTTCTTGTTTCGAAGCCCGTGTAAAATGTATTAATACAGTAAATTCTTTACTATTTAATGTATTTTTAAAGTTTTCTATTTTCTCATCAAATCTATTTTTTACAATATCATAGTTTGTAATTACTGAATCTTTTATAAGATAATCATGGTTAAATGTAAAATTATATACTGTATGGTATACATGATTATTTAATTGTATATCTAAATATTGTAGATCATATATATTTTCATATTTATTATCATTAAGATATGTAATTATATTATTTAACGGATACATTCCAAGCATAAATAATGTTTTTTTCCTAATGTTTAAAATATCATTTATAATAATACCTGGCGCACAATTATCTCCTAAATGAACTAAATCTATACTATAATTCATCTATTTGGATCCACTAAACGAATTTCGGGCATTTTAGATTTCCTGGTTGTATTCAGTCGAATCCAACCAGGGTATTTTTTCATTAGAGCTTTTACAGTTCTTCTTTCTTTCTTCAGACGATTTCCTAGCTGTAGGCCACCAGGTGTTTTATATGTCGCTGTCTTTGCTGAGACAAAGTTCAGACGAACAACTGCTCCATCTTTCTGAAAGAATTTCAGTGTGCGCTCATAGTCATCTTTCTCACCCTCACTGAGCTCGATCATAATTTCGTCACCTGGATTAATAAAACCTCCGAAACTTCCAATGATAAACTTCAGATCAGTGGAAACTGTGGGTTTCATAAAGAATCCATTTGGACTTGGGTAAATTCCCCAGTGTCTACACTTTGCCTTTTCACATTCAGAAAATCCGCGACGAATTACATCTTTGAGACTCCGGAGGCGCTGTTCATGTCTCTTTGTGTTTGGGGTATATTCGATAAACCCATGAATATCATCATCACATGAAATAAGTTTGACACCCTTTGGAAAATGCTTAAAAATCCAGTTGCGAACATTCGCTAGACCAGGAACACCTACAAGAATTTCCTTATATGTTTTTGGATCTAAGGTGGTTTCATAGATTTCCTTTTCTTCTGTATTTGCCACTACAACAACAATTTGATCCTTAGGGATCTTATATTCATGAAGAGTGGCAAGAGTTTTATCACGGCAAAGTTCAGCTCTCTTATAGGATGGAATTACAATCGTGTAATCCATTTCTCTAATTTAGTTAGAGGTTAAATAGATGACATTGTGGACAAAATTTATGAATAAAATAGATTATTTGCTATCTGAATTCTTAAATGACCCTGATGCTGCCGCCCATGTTAAGGAACAAGCGGATCAAAAGGCACAGGATGAAGAAACTAAGAAACGACTTGAGGAAGCAAATGCTAAGGCAGAAGAAGATGCTAACACCAAATCTGAAGAAGACGCAAAGGCTGCCGAGCTTGTTGATAGAAGTGAATTTAAACCAAAAAGAGCAGCTGGAAATATCGCAAGAGGTATAGTGGCTGATTTCATATTTTTTTCTATAATATGTATCATGCTATATGCGGGTCATATAGAGTCAAACAGAGCCATTGGTTATAATTTACCATTTCGTATCGTAAGTTTTATATATGGATCCCTAGCATTTTTTTATGTTATTCCTAGAATGCTCTATGAGAAATATTGGCTAAAGATACCACAGATAATTTACGCAACAGTGCCTATTATAGCTCACAATCAAGCCACGCACGTAAATGAATATTTAGCGACCGTTATGTATAGTGAGGATTCTTCTGTCTCTGAAGCAAGAAAGGCAGTAGAATCATTATATTCAGAGGCATTTAGAAAATCACTAACTAAAGATAAGGCGCCATAATTATATAGAATGGTGAAAGTAAGTATTGTAACGCCGACCTATAATCGTCGACATTTCATTCCTTCATTAATTAAAATTGTTCAGTCACAAACTTATCCGAGAGAACTTATGGAATGGATAGTCTATGATGATGGTCAAGAGGAAGTCCGTGATCTATTTGAGGCTGCTAGAGAGACATTACCTAAGCTCTATTTTATTTGGTCAGATGAAAAGATGACTCTAGGTGAAAAACGCAATCGATTGAATCAGGAAGCAAGAGGTGATATAATTGTGGCTATGGATGATGATGATTTCTATTTTCCTGAACGGGTTGAAGAAGCAGTCAAAGCATTTTCACTCAATCCTACAATTCACTTAGCGGGATCTAGTGAGATTTATATGTATTTTACAGATACAAGAGAGATTTGGAAGGCAGGTCCTTATTTTAAGGGACATGCCACGAATGGAACTATGGCTTGGACACAGGCTTATGCGAAGACGCATAAATATGACGAAACAGTTGCCTTTGCCGAAGAGAAGTCGTTCCTAGAAGCCTATAAGAATCCACTTATTCAGCTAGATCCTATGAAGGTCATGCTTGTCATGAGTCATACGGAAAATACCTTTGATAAGACTGAACTAAGAACTAAGACAAATCCACTTTTGGTTAAGACTTCTTTAAAGATGAAGGATTTTATTAAGGATGAAGAATTATATAATTTCTATAGTATGATATAAAGATCATGTAATAATATATATTTATATGGACAAGATCCTTGATGAGAGAGAACTCTGTGATCTTGAATGCTTACGCGACAGTGTCTTTTCTCCACTTAGTTCATATATGACAAGAACTCAGTATGAAAGATGCTTAAATGAATTAAAAATTTCTGATTTAGATATTTTTCCTATACCGATTGTTTTAATGTCTTCTTCGGAAGTTCCTCTAGGGACTCTTGTAAATCTTAAGACAATTACAGGGACCCTTGTAGCCACACTTACAGTTGAGGAATGCTGGCAGCCGGATTTTAATAAGGAGTTTTGCTCCGTTCTCGGATCAGATGATGATAATCACCCATATATAAAGTATGTGAAGTCCAAGAACCCTCAGTATTATTTATCTGGCCGTCTTGAATTTAAGGAGTATGCCTTCCATGGAAATTTTATGAACGAGCGTAGAACACCAGCTCAAACTCGGCAACTAATGTCTGAAGGAAAGTGGATCGGATTTCAGACACGGAATCCTCTTCATCGGTCACACATTGAACTTATTAAGAGATCTGCCGAATCGGTTGGAGCGAAAGTCTTTCTTCATCCAGTGGAGGGTGTCACACAGGATTGTGATATCCCCTTTCCTGTTCGCATGAAGTGTTATAAGGAGGTTCTACAACACTTAGGAGAGAATGTCACACTCTCTATATTACCACTGAGCATGCGAATGGCTGGTCCTCGTGAGGCAGTGTGGCATGCGGTGATTCGTAGAAACTATGGATGTTCTCATTTTATTGTGGGTCGTGATCATGCTGGGCCATCGTATAAGAAAAAGGATGGCACATCATTCTATGGACCTCTTGAGGCTCAAGAGTTAGCTAAATCACTTGAGTCTCAGATTGGAATTCAAATTGTAACATCTGAAGAAGTTATGTATTTTGAGGATTCGCGTTCATATATGACAATGGAAGAGGCATATAAATATTCTCTAGAATATAGAAACGGTGATGGTGATCTTAGTCCAAAACAGATTTCTGGAACAGCCTTTCGTTCCATGCTTGAAAAGGGCTTAGAAGTTCCTGAATGGTTCTCTTATCCAAATGTTCTAGAACCTCTTCAAAAATTCTATCAGAAGCCTCAGGGTCTTTGTGTCTATTTTACAGGTCTTTCAGGAGCAGGTAAGACCACCCTAGCACAGGGTCTGAAGGGTTTCTTAGAAGAGAAGGAGCCTCATAGAGAAGTCACCTTGCTAGATGCGGATGAAATTCGCACACATCTTTCAAAGGGTCTAGGGTTTTCTAAGGAAGATCGTTCCATGAATGTTAGACGCATTGGATATGTAGCGTCTGAGATTGTCAAACATGGAGGTATAGTTCTAGTCGCTAATATTGCGCCCTTTAAGGAGGATCGTGATTATAATCGTAGACTCGTTTCACAATATGGTAAATATATAGAAGTCTTCGTTGATACTTCTCTAGAAGTTTGTGAGTCTCGAGATGTGAAGGGCCTTTATAAATTAGCTAGAGCAGGTAAGATTACTCAGTTTACAGGGATTTCTGATCCTTATGAGGCTCCTGAGAATGCTCTGGTAGTTTCTGGGATGAACATTGAGGATTCAATAAAGTATATTGTTCAGAATATTTTATAATATTCATTGAATATATAATAAAATCATCCTTATAATATTCATCTATAAAAAGTCTATCTTCAGAAGATAGCATATTTATTTTTTTTCCACCACCTGTATAATTATCATGTGGAAACATACATTTTAATATAGGTATACATTCTTTATAAAAATGAGGGTCCTCCAAACGGAGCACAGTAATATCCTTTTTAAATATATTATATTTTAAGATATTGGATTGTGGAATAATATGATCCTCATTATATCCACGCTTCATCGCATCAATTAAGTGTTTAATTGTAAACTCAGAACTTCTTATAATTTCTTTATCATAATAATTATACATAATCTCATGACATTCTTGTTCATTGTCTATATCAATACAATTTATAAATTTATCTTGAAAAAATGAACAGAATCTTGAATAAGGTGATCTTACAATTAGATATAATTTAACATCATCTGGAATTTTTTCTAAAATGTCTTGATTTAATATAGAATTATCATATTCTTTATTAAGTTTTATTATTCTTCCTTTCTTCACTAAGATATTTTCAAAGCTTGAATAACAACATTTCAAATTAATAAAAAATATGTTCTTATAATCATTTGTTATATATAACATCTATTATCTCAGATTTTTTAATAAGAATGCCTAAACGCAAACTCTCTGTCTAAATTAGATATCCACTATTTTACATGAACTCGAGAGATGATTCGGTGAATAAGATGTTAGAAGTGTATGAACAACCCTTAATACACGCTGTAACAGATACATCTGGGTATGCTATTCAGCCTCCGGAAATTAAGATTCCCCTAAGACCTCATCAACTTGCCATGATTCATGCGATGGGTGAAAAACAGGCAGCCTGTATTCAGGGATTTGAGATAAAAGGAGAAACTCATTATAGTCAGACGGCCATTCTTGGTGATAAGGTCGGATCTGGTAAAACACTTACAACACTTGGATATATTGCTCATAAGAAGAGAAATATTATTTCATCTGTCTTCCATCGTATTCATGAGAAATCTCAGACAAGCTTTTGGAGTAAGAAACCTATTCATGTTTCAGAATGTTCTGGAAATAATCTAATTATTGTGCCACATACTCTATTCCATCAATGGAAATATGCCATTCAACAACAGACAACCTTGTCTTTTTTTGAGGTAAAGACGACAAAGGCTCTAGAGAAAACTGATTTTAATGAACTGATAAAAAATCGTGATATTACTCTTATGTCGAATACAATTATAAAACAATTCATGGCAACTGACAATCGTCATATGATTCAATGGTCCTCTGTATTCTTTGATGAAATAGACAATATTCATTTCACTTCTACAGTCCCTATGCCAAAATCAAACTTCTACTGGCTCATTACTGCCACTTGGCCAAACCTTTTATTCCAGGGATCCTATATGTATATGTCAAATATATTTCTAGCTCAAAGAGCTGCAGCAGGGCTTCACCGTGATCTAGTAGAACTTCTACATCAAGATCAAGTAACAAATGGATCCAATTATTATTCCAGATATGATGTTAAAAGCAGCAATTTCTTTTCTTCCTTCTTAACAAAGCATCCTTCAAGAGGTCATTTAGTTCTTCGGACAAATTCTGCCTTTATGGAACAGAGTTGGAGATCTCCACCGATTATTGAGCAACGGATTATTTGTGAGACACCTATCTCTCATCGTATTATTGCCCAATATGTGAATACGGAAATTCAGGAACTTCTACATGCGGGTGATATTCAAACAGCTTTAGAGAAGCTAGGAGTAAATAATACGTCACAATCAAATTTAATTTCAGCGCTTTGTGAGACGCGTGAAAAGGAACTTAACAAACTTCAGAAAACTTTGGTGTTCAAGGAAGCTCTCGAGTATTCGACACCTCAAATAAAGGAGCAGGCAATAAATTCCTTAAAATCAAAGATTTCATCAATTAAGGAACAGATAACCTCTCTCAAACAACGTATTTTAAACGTGAAGGATGAAATATGTGCGATCTGTTTTGAGGAACCACGAGTTCCAACCTTTGTTCTATGTTGTGAACGTCTATTCTGTGGAGCCTGTATCATTCAATGTATTCAGAGAAATCCTTCCTGTCCTCTATGTAGATCCGCTATGGATTATAGAAAACTTAGACAATTAGACGCGGATGGAACAGTGGTCGAAAGAGAACCTGAAATTATTGAAAGAAAACCAAAAAAGAAGGATGCTCTCTTAAAACTTATTACAGAGACGCAGGGTGGAAAATTCTTAGTCTTTAATCGCTATGATAATCCATTTCTAGAGATTGAAGGAGCTCTCTTAGAAAAGGGTATCCGTGTTGCTACAGTCAAGGGAAATAAGGATCATATTTCAAATACCTTGAAGCAATTTGAAAAGGGTGAAATTCAGGTGCTCCTAATGAATAGTATGCATGCTGGTGTAGGTATGGACTTGAAGTCAGCGACCCATGTAGTCTTAATGCATTTAATGAAATCTGAGGAAGAGAAACAAATTATTGGTCGTGCGATACGTCTTGGACGCAACGAACAACTAAATCTAGTGCGCCTCCTACATGAGGGAGAAGAAAGAATTAACACTTTATAAGAATTCGAACAATATTCCCGTGATTATAATGTTTGGTAGTTCCAAAAAACTCTTTTGAAGCTACGAAAGAAGATTCCTCTACTGTCTTTTCAGTCCAACCATCCTGATCATTTCCAAAGGAAATAAGAGATTTTGCTGGTATATATATTTCACTACCTTCATTTCCTATTTTTATCCATGAGTCTTTTTCTAGTCTTGAAAATATATTATATTCTATTCTTTTATTTATTCCGTGCGCGGGATCTCCATCAAAAAATCGTCTATCTGCCTTAAATGATTCTACAGAGGTAATTCGTTCTATCCATTTATCTTCATATCCAAAACGAAGATGACTGCCTATTGGCAAGGTGAATCTTTCCCGCTCATAGCCTATATGTATCCATTTACCAGAACTATTAAATATTACAGGATTTGATGTAATTACACTTGGATCTGGTATAGATGAAATCTTGCGAATCCCATAGTTTAATTCAAAGGGGACAATATTATATGCGTTAAGTATAAGCCCTATCATCATATCTTCATAGATATGATTGTTTCTTACATAGTCTAAATTATTTATATGAAAGGTTTGATTTATACATTTCATAGCATATCTACTTAGAATATAGGATCTACCTCCATCACAATACATCGAAATTTTGCCTGAATATGATTTATTTTTCCATATAGAGTTTGAACTTGTATTTATCATATGATAATTTGGATCTTTACATTCATATTTTATACTTTGTCCAATATAATCATTTGTATTTAAGATGTCTTTATGATTTAAGATTATATTATTAATGGTATCTTTTGTAAATAGTGTATCATGATCATCCACTTTTAGAATATGTGTCACAGAATTAAATTTAGGACACTTTAAAATAAAATCAATCGCGCAAATTATCTTTTCTGGAAGCCCTTCATAAAGATCATTATAATTTAAATAAAGTATATTTGAATCTAAATATGAGTCTGAATATCCTCCAGATAAGATTATTAAATTATTAATTCCTCTTTCTAAAATGATTGGCCATAAATATTTATGTTTTTTACAAGATACTACTACTACAAGAAGATTTACTGGATTATTTTGTGAAATATTATTTATATTTTGTGTAATTCCATAATTTAACTTATATGGTGTTATATTATAACTTTTTAATATAATTCCTATCATAACATCTTCAAGGATATATGTATTACGTAAATAAGTTAAATTATTTATATTATAACTATTATTAATACATGTCATAGCATATCGATTTAATATATATGATTCGCCACCAGAAGCAAATTCATATTTTGGACCAACAAAGGGCCTATTTGACCAATAAGAATGAGGTGTTACTTTTCCATAATGATGTTTAAAATTACCTTCTTTCCAAAGTATTTGTCCAATATATTCTCTTGTATTTAAGATATCTTTATGATTTAAGGCTATATTATTAATGGTATCTTTTGTAAACATGGTATCATGATCATCAACTTTTAGAATATGAGTGACTGATTTAAACTTAGGACATTTTAAAATAAAATCAATCGCGCAAATCATCTTTTCTGGAAGCCCTTCATAAAGATCACTACAATTCAGATGTAGTATATTTGATTCTAAATATGTTTCACATCCACCACATAGGATCACAAGGTTTTCAACTTTCCTTTCTAGAATAATTGGCCATAGATGTTTATTTTTATTACAAGATACTACAACCACAAGTATATCAATCGGATTATAGATCGATATATATTCAATAGGAATTATTGAAAATTGACTAATATTATTCTTATTCATATAGTTTCTCCACATTGATATTCTATAGTCTTCAGAATGTAATAGATCTATTTCTCTATTCTTTGAATTAACTTTACCTAAATATGAGTTTTCTACTGGATTTGTACATTGTATCTTATGAATAATAGCATAGGATGATTGTTTCTCGATACCATTTATAAGTATATATAAATAATCAACACCCCATTCTTCTAAACTAGGATCAAAGACATTCATTAATTTTTCAATTGCTTCCTTATGAAAAAGAGGAGTATTTACTTCTATAAAATTGGTATACGTTAGAATTCGACTATTCTTGTGTTTAGTTATGTCATATGTTACCTTAGATCTTTCTGTAAATGAAGGTTGACATATGAGTAAATTATATTCTCTTGAAATACGAAACATCTCATTAATATCTAAAACAGTGAATTCAATATCATCATCAAGAATAAAGAATCGATCATAATCTTCAATAATCCATGGGAATTTTGTCCAAAACTTGTAGAAATTCTGAAATTTAGTTCCCTTTGATTTTTCAATATAGCAAACATGTTCCTTATATTTATTATAGTTCTCTTCTGAATTACCGTAGTAGTAGACAAATATATCATAGTCAGCATTTTCATTAAGATCGGTCCACCATTTTATAAAATTAGTATTGTCTCCAGCTGATGTAAACACTAAATTACCTGGCATACTATCAACATCTAGTAATTAATTTTCCTTATAAATACACAGCTGTTTAGGAATACTAATCGATTCAATCTTCTTTGCCTGGGCAGCTGGTATCTTTATCTGCTTATTTTTAAGAAGAACCTGATTAAGAATCATTGGGATATCTTCAATGGAACACTCATGTTCATCTGAGAATTGAACCATTTGTTTCCAGGTATTATACATAGATGATTGTCTTGTTAAAACTTGAGTAAATTGTAACTGACTTGGTGTTGCCATCTTAGAGACCGGGTATTCAGATAAAAAGGCATTGGTAATTTTCAGTTTCATCTGAAAACTTGGTCTTAATAAGTTCCAGTTCTGATAGAAAAATGCCCAGTAATCAGCCTTATCACTCATGTCAAACAGAGCTAAAAATTCCTTATATGTTTTCCATGGGTCTTCAGATGAATCGAGCCTTTTATGAATATTTTCATGAACACAAAGTCCAGATAGATTCCCTAGATTATTCTCAACCTCTGGAATAATAAGAGGATCCCAGAAATCGTATAGACAGGAATGACTAAATCTTAAAATTTCTGTACTGGGTTCTTCTTCCTCATCTGCGATAAGACCAGGTGTCGATGTATTCTTTCCCTGAAAAATAGATACTGAATCACATCCTTGAAGTGATCTTAAGATTACACGAAGATCAGCACTTGCTAGCACCTCAGGCCTCAAGGTAGTTCCTAACCAGCTTTGAACATTTTGAACAGGAAATTCCATCTGAATGTATGTGCTTAGACGAACAATGTGCTGATAAGCACGCCCCTTGATCTCATTACAAATAAGCAAAAGTGGGTGTGTTGTCTGACCTGGTTTCCATGCTCTCATATAATCAAGTAGTTCACTTAGACCTCCCTTTTCTCCTAAACTTAGACCATCAATCTCATCAAGTAAGACAGCGAGTTTATACTCTGAGCTTGTAGAAGACATTGATTCTAAAACAGATTTCTGAACTAGAAGTGGTATAATTTGTTTTTTAAAAGCTTGCCCTGATCTTGTGTGACTCGCATTAAGTTCAACAATCTGGTAGCTCTGTTGTTTTAGAATTTCTCGAGCTAGAGTGGTCTTTCCTACACCTGGTGGACCTACAAGAAGAAATGCCGCGGTAGTTGGTGATTTTAGCCATCGTCTGAGTGAATCTTCTACAATCGGATGAAGGCTTGTATAGTTCATTTCTTTAGAATGAATCCTTTTCTTATCTTTAGGTTACGCGCTATATAGTCCAGAAATATCTGATGAACTTGCTAAACATTTTTCGGCAGCAGCAGACTGTTGTTCGACTGTAGCAATTCCAACACATACCTCACCATCATAAACACCCTCCCAGGTTACTCCAGCAGCCTGGCAACGATCACATATTGGTTGTAGATCAGAACCAGTCTTAGCAGCCTGAATATCAGCAGAGGTATATTCAAACACCTTGCTTTTATTAGAAAGTTGTACCGTGTTCATCTCAGATAATTGAGTCTTTGTTAGACCCGCGGATCCACTTGTTACACCGAGTAAATCAACACATCCTGGTAGCTTTGGGAGATAGGTTAGATAATCCGGACACATATTTACAATAGGAGGCCAATTCTTTGGTTTATTAAGATGTGATCCAAACCAGCGGAGACCAAAATACAAAAGTGTCAAAGATGTTCCAATAGCAAAGACTATACCACGTGATTCGCCGGTAGAATAGATTTTCATAGTTCCATAGACTAGAAATAGAATACTCACAAGGACATAAGAAATGAGAGGCCAATTTACCTTTGCTAAATCTAGGCCAAAGAATATCATACTACTCTATGTATTTTTAAAAAATCAAGTATTCAGACATTCATGTCTAGATATTTGATTTTATATAGTTTTTTAGAACATAGCACCAGGAAGGTAGGCGACTGGGGCGGCGGCGGCCTGGCCAGTAGTTGAGAGCCCAGCACCTGTAGCAAGCTCGATATAGCCTGTGTAGTAGGGACCTGTTGTGCTGGCATTTGATGCACCGGCAACTGCTGATCCATTTACTAGAAGGTTAGGGACAACAAGCTGAACCTTGCGGAATGTGCGGTTTGATGAGACAACTGTGCGACCCATATCCTTAAGAAGACCACCCTGGCCGATGGATGAGATCGATGAGAGAAGAGCACCCGCACTGTTGCCACCACCAGCTGTTGGGGCCCAGTCAGCAGCTACGAATGAACCAGGAAGGAATGAACCGCCAGCACCAGAACCGCCAGTGTATGTTGAGATCTTACCAACACAGTTGCCGAGGGGGACGAAATAACCGGTTGTCTGCTTAGAACCACGGAATCCAGAAGCGTTGGCCATTTGCTTATACCTCCGGCTTAGAAAAAAAGTTGTAAAGATGAAGAGTTTTTACGCCGTAGGGAAACTAGACTACAAACAGAATGGATTCCTTTGTTCTTCCAAATACAAATCCTTCGCCCGTAGGAGGAATGAATGGTCGTGTAAATTTAGAAGCGCCATCAGGTGCCGGTGGGCACGCAGAAGTTCCTGGATTTTCACATAGAACAACTGTTGAAAAGGCCTTTGCAACAGACGCACTTCGTGGAAACTGGGAAGTGAATGATTTATCAAAATCATTCTTTAGTAAAGAGAATACACTTAGAATTCAAAATGCGATCCGTAAGACTGTTTATGAGAAATCTGGTCCAAAAAAATATGTTATAGATGATCAATCCGTAGATGAACTTACAATTATTATGCGCACAATGTATCTTCAGTATGCCCAGAACTTGCCGCATGATATTGCCGGTCAGATAGCAGATTTAAATCAAAAAGTAATTAACTGGTCTGTTCCACATATCTTAAGTGCCGTAGATCACTACCAGTATTATTTGAACGATATTAGTCACATGCCGGTGCCATTAGCTAGATCGGTCAGCTTGAGTTCCGCGGGAACAAAGTCGTTACCTTTCAATCCTTTCATGTAGGGTAGGGGCAATGGCTTCGCCAAGCCCCTACAACCCCACCCATAGGACCCCACCCATAGGGGCACTGGCTTCGCCAGATCCCTCTCGATCGGGGTCATAGGGGCAATGGCTTCGCCAAGCCCTATCTCCCTATCCACGAGTCTTAAGAACCTTCTTCTCCTTCCGTAGAGGTGCTCCAGTCCGAGCAGCTTCGCGGGTCAGCTGTAGCGTCGCCCACGCCCCCTCAAATCCATCTAGATCCTTCAGCCAGAGAGTCTCTGCCGTGGTTGCCCGTAGAAGTTCCAGTGCCACTCTGGCAAGCTCCACATGCTTTCTCGCATCCTCCACTGCCGAAGCCTTTACGCGATCCATGCGCATCTTTAGCAAGTAATCATACGACTCCACGGAATCTGGCTTCTCCATGGCATCGAGTGCCGGTAGCTTCTGGGCCTTCAGAGCGGCAACGATCTCCTCATCCGACTTACGCCGTAGATCCATGCGATCCTCAAGAAGAGCCTGAAGGAATCGCGCCTTCGCGTCAAACTCTATGAGTTCCCGCTCCAGACGAGCAATCTCATTCGCCTTACGAGTCTCATAGCCGGTAAGTCGAACCTTGTAATAGTCCTCCATCATATCACCCACCGTGCCATACCGCTTAATCTTCATTTCAGGACTAAAGCATACCATATTCGTCGTATGCCATGTCGTGTTCATCTGGAGCATCTTCTCAGCAGCCGTAGCATCCGTCCGCATCTCAAAGTAGGTATCCGTGTCAAAGTATAGAACAAACTTCACCTCACTGTCATTATATAGATCATCAAAGGATTCTAGGATAGGCTTAATCCCCTTCTCCTTATCACCCGTACACAGGGTATCCAGATACACCTTATAATCCTTTGTCCATGTGCCAACCGGTAGCTCTGTAACAGTAATCGTGTGCTTGACATCATCCCAAGCAGCCTTACCCTTGGTTACCCACGTAGTATCCGTCGTGCGATGGATCGTGCCGGTAAAGCCATACCACCAGGGCTGGAGAATAAGACCTGCGAGTGTAGCTCTCTTGAGATTCAGACGATCACGCAAGAGCGACAATACGTCACTGGGATTATGAGGAGGGATATTTGTTGAGAATCCCGTGCCAATCCCTAGACCACCATTGATTACAAGAAGTGGCACTACAGGCTGATAGAACTCAGGCTCGACAATCTCACCGTCATCATTGATGTAGTTCAAGATACCCGAATCCTCCTTTCTAAATAAGGTATCAACGATCGGCTCAAGATAGGTGTGGATGTATCTCGGCTGAGCGGCATCCTGACCACCCATGAGTCGAGAGCCAAACTGACCATTTGGCACGAGTAGATTTACGTTATTAGAACCAACAAAGTTCTGGGCCATGCCTGTGATTGTGGAATTCAGTGAAGCCTCACCGTGATGATAGGCCGCATGCTCTGAGACATATCCTGCGAGCTGGGCTACCTTGATCTCAGAACGGAGAGCACGCTTCAGGCAACAGAAGAGAATCTTGCGCTGGGATGGCTTGAGGCCATCCATGACATGTGGAAGTGACCGAAGATTATCGGCATTCGAGAAGTGAATGAGCTCGTCGTGAATGAAGCGATTGTAGGGAATCTTTCCACCCTTTACAACAGCCAGAGTGCGTCTAGAATCATATGTCTTCAGCCACTCCTTACGATCATCAGCACGTTTCTTCGAGAACGCAAGACAGATCGCATCATCTGACTTGTCATCCCACTCATACTTCATGTCAAAGAGATCCTTGAACCACTCACGTGCCTCCTGGGGTGTAGATGTGCCTAGACCCTTGTAATACTTTACCGTGGCTCCTCTAATAGCCTCAGCGCCGCCATTCGAATCACGCCAGCTGTCAAACTCACCCTGGGAATAGAAGGAGAGAACAGTCCCACGACGCGTTAGCTTCAGCAAGGGCGTCGCAAGACAACAGAGGAATCCCTTCTGAAGTAGAGAAGGCCAGAAGGTATGGAAGAAATTCATGAGTAGACCCTTGATATGGGATCCATCATGATCCTGATCAGTCATGATCATTACGCGACCATAACGTAGCGAACCCGTGCCTGTATAGACCTTACCCTGCTCGAGACCAAGAATCTTCTTGATCGCCGTTAGCTCCTCATTCTTATTGAACTTCTCCTGACTAATATCCTTTACGTTAAGCATCTTACCACGAAGAGGAAAGACACCCCACTTCTCACGACCAACCACTGCGAGACCCGCAATCGCCGAGGCGGCAGCTGAATCTCCCTCAGTGAGAATCAAGGTCGCATCGACGGACTTTGCCGTGCCAGCCCACAGAGCATCCTCAAGCTTTGGAAGACCACGGAGAGTCTTACGTTTTGATCCATCTGTCTTCTTCGCATCCTTGGCTGCCTTGGCATCAAGAATTGACTGGGCCTCCTCGAGAAGACCAATCTTTACTAGAAGATCCGCGAGCTTGTCTGACTTGAAGACAGATCCAAACTTTGCCGCTGGCGTAGTCAGAGTCTCCTTCGTCTGAGAATCAAAGGCAGGATTTACGATCGTCGCGTTAATGAAGAAGACAACCGAATCCTTGAGCTGGGTTGGCTTGATATCAATCTTCTTCTTTTTAGCGATCTCCGTAAAATTCCCGAGAACCGTCTTTAGAACAGACTCTACGTGCTTACCACCCTTACGCGTGTTAATACCATTCACAAAGGAAATATGGCGATCATCAGGAGAATCATCCTCCGCAAAGAGATTCTTCGCCAAAACGGCGCCAACCTCCCAGCGATCTCCACACCGCTCATAGGCATGAGATGTGCCATCACGAATGAAGAGATGAATAAACTTCTCAAAGGTATTCGTCGGCACAAGGGCACCATTCCACGTGACCTTGACCTCCTTACCCGCCATGGCGGCAAGCTCAATTGCGCGAGTATGAAGCACCTGGATCATGGCATCCAGATTAAGACCTGGGAACCGCTTCAGATCAGGCTCATAGGTAATCTTGACAAAGCCCTTTGCTGCCTTATCGGCAACAATCGATGGCTTTCCTGCGGAAGCCATGTGATCCTGCCATACCTGAGTATAACGCTGGCCTGACTTTGGGTAACGAGTGCTAAGAGTAAACTTGTTACTAAAGATATTCGTCAGCTTCGCACCATATCCATTCTTACCACCGACAATCTTCTCCTCAGTCTTGTCATAATTACCACTTGTAAGAAGATGACCAAAGATTAGCTCAGGAGCATAGACCTTATGCTCTGAATGGAGCTCAATCGGAATACCATCACCATCATTCTCTACATCTACTAGAACCTTACCATCCACCATAGTCACTGATACGTCAATATGCTTAATGGGAGTAGATTTTGAAGTCTGAGAGCGAACAAGAGCATCTCGCGCATTGACAATGATCTCATCGAAAATCTTGTAAAATCCAGGATTGAAGGCAACCTTACGGTGCGCCATCTTTGACGTAGTAATCTCGTAAATCCAGCGGACCTCCTCATGAGTCTCCGTGCTACCGACATATGTATCAGGGAGCTCAAGAATGTGCTCGCGATGAGTATGCTTCTTATATTGATCAGCCATTGGTGTTTCTAATTAGATCAAGGGTCCCCCACACGGGTCAATTTTTAAACCTAGTCTATATATAGATGTATACACGAAAGAATAGAAAAATAGAGAAGATCTCGATAAAAACAAGAAAACAAATAAATAAAAATGATACAAACACATATTCAGTAATAATTACAGCATCAAGTATAAAATCACATCCATCCATTGAATTTATTAAGTGTACGATAGAATCACTAAAACACATAAATATGAAATATAATATTCCAATTATATTAGCACATGATCACAGTGATAATTTAAACTATAAAGAATATCTTAAAAGGCTGAGGAAATATATTTCCGATAAACCAAATATAAAAATAGTAATTAAAAAGCAACATGGTGGTCTCTCTGAAAATATTAGAAATGCCTTAAAAAGTATTAAAACAAAATATATCTTAGTTATTCAACACGATTTTCCATTTATAAGAGATTTTGAAATAGAAAAAATAATTGAAGATATGGAAACTAATCCAGAATTAAAACATGTTAGATTTAACAAACGTGCAAATATAAGATATGGAAGTAATGAAATAAATAATCTCTTTGGAAAAGAACTTATCTCGCATAATTATACATATACAAGGACACCATCGTGGTCTGATAATAATCATTTATGTCAAACCGATTATTATAGAAATATAATATTAAAAGGCTGTAAAGGAAATTGTATGGAAGGTCGATTAATGTTTAAACAAAAAACTAAGAAAGATCATAAAAAATATGGAGCATATCTCTTTGGTAAAAAAAATGAACCTGCATATATATTTCATACTGACGGTAAGTTAATGAAACGCGCTTGTTGTCCAAATTCAGATAAAGATTGTTATTCGACAAATAAGAAAGGTCTACTTGTAGATAAATATGGCCAAATTACAAAATAAAAATATTGTTTGCGATTTTACGATATGTAGATATCACATCTCCGGAAATTAAATTATACTATATAATTAAGGTGTATGAAATATACAATTAATTTTATAGCATCCGCTATTGGTTCTAGAACATTTTACACTGCTCTTTTTACAGATAAAAACAAACCATCTGATACAATCCAATCCTTTAAAAGAATAGAAAATTGGGACTATATTTTATTCACAAATTTAGACATTGTTTCAGATTCATGGACTGTAAGAAAAATAGAACTTCCTGATCCTAATTTTATTATTTCGGCTAAAATGATAAAATGGTTGTCTCATGAATATTTGAGTGAATATGATATTGTTTATTGGATGGATGCGTATTGTATGTTTAATAATAATGAGAAAGAAATCCTTGAGAAAACAGTTCTAAGATTAGAAAAAGCATCCTTACCTCTTTTTATAAAGAAACATCCTTCAAGAGACTGTATCTATGATGAGGCAGACGCCTGTCTAGGATTTAAGAAAATTGATAAAGATACGCATGAAAAGGTTATTAAATTCTTAGATGATCACAGAGTTTCAAGGAATTATGGATTATATGAAACAAATTCTATGCTTAAGATGAATCATGATAAAATGGTTATTCAAATTGGAAAAGAACTTATTAAAGTATTAAAAAATCTTACATATCGCGATCAATTAATCCTAACATATATTTTATTTAAGAATAATATTAAATCTCTGGAAACTCTTAATGATAAATTATTATCATGTAATGGAAAAAATGCTAAGCATACCTATATTAAAGAGGACCCTCGAAAGATTGCTCTTTGTTTCTTTGGTCTAACTAGATCACTAAAATATACACTTCCGTCGATCCAGGAGTATCTATTTGAACCTCTAAAGAATCATGGAATTAAATATGAAGTCTTTCTTCATACATATAAAATAAAGGGAAACTATACAAATCCTAGAGCTGGAGAGAAAGATATAGTCTTAGATCCAAATGAATATAAGTTACTCAAGCCTGATCATTCTTTAATTGAAGATAAGAGTATTGTGTCAAAAAGAATTAATCTAGAAAAATATAGAACTAATGGAGATCCATGGGATAAGAACAATAAATGGAATTTTAATACCTTAGATAATCATATTTTATATTTATGGTCTCAGAAACAATTAATAAATATGGTGTCTAAAGAAAAAGGATTTACTCATATTGTAATGTGTAGACCTGATGTTAAATATATGACATCTTTAAAACCAGAATGGTTTACATTTATTTCAAATTCAATCATTGTACCAGAATTTGCTTCTTATGGTCATATAAATGATCAATTTGCTCTTGGTCCTTATGAACAAATGATCATATATGGAAGTCGTTTTGATCATGCCTTGGAATATTCTAAGAAACATCCTCTACTTTCAGAAGGATATTTAGAATATACATTAAATAAAAATAAGATAGATCATAGAGATATTGAATTTTATTATGTTCGCATAAGAGCAAATAATAAGAAAGATAGTCTAGATATAAAACAAATTATGAATCGTGTCACAAGAAAACAGCGCAATCTTTCTAGAGCAACTAGAAAACACCTTCGTAATAGTATAAATAAATTATAAGGATAAGTAGAATGGTCTGTGGTTCAGGATGTAAACAATTTGGAGGTGCTTCAGGAGCCCCCTTATCCTATGTAGATCCAAAATATACAGGACCAAGTGCTTCCGCTGGATCAAATGTTCTAGTATCTGAACCTCTTCTAGCTAGACCATCATTAAATCATACGGGTGGTAAGAGAGGTGGATTCTTTCCACCACCCTCTGTCATGGGATCTTTTATTCCGAATGCGGCTCGTCTAGCTCCTGCTGCTGCGATAACAGGGTATCGTATGGTGCGTAATTATAAGAAGACGTATAAGACTAATAGAAAGGCCAAGGCTACCAAAGGTGCCAAGGCTACCAAAGGTGCCAAGGCTACCAAAGGTGCCAAGGCTACCAGAAGAAGAAAACTTTAAGCTTCTTGCGTTATTTCGCCTAAAGACAGAAAGCGTCCGACAATAAGAAGAGAGATGGCATCCATACAACCAAAGGCAACTCCAAATGCGAATGGAAATCTTTTCGAAGTGAAAACGGTTCAATCAGGTGCCTTTCGCACACTCATTGAGGCCCTTAAGGAGATTCTTACAGAGGCAAATCTTGAATTCGATTCACAGGGCATGAAGATTGTCGCTGTAGATGAAACGCATACTGTTCTTGTATATCTACGGCTACACGCTGATAGATTTGAGAATTTCTACTGTCCTGTCAAGCATGTTCTAGGTGTGAATATGATCTACTTATTCAAGCTTATTAAGACAATGGGTAACAATGATAGTCTTACGATTTACTTGCCTGCGAATAATCCAAATAAGCTTGGTATTCGCATGGAGAATACAGAGAAGGCTCAAGTGACAAATTTCTTCCTAAAGCTCTTCGATACAGATGTCGAAGATATCACCATTCCAAGCTTGAATTTTACAAGCATCATTCATATGCACAGTGCGGATTTTCAGAAGATCTGTCGTGATATGAATGTTCTCGGTGAAAAGATGGAAGTCACAAGTTCTGGATCGAATTTGATCTTCAGATGTATTGGAGATTTTGCGGAACAGGAAACTGTGATAGCAGATAATCAGGCATCTATGAAGGTTCAGACAAAGGGAACAACAACTGAGATCGTTCAGGGTGTTTTTCAGCTCAAGCATCTTGTTCTCTTTACAAAGTGCACTACACTCTGTCCAAGTATTGAGCTTTATCTTAAGAATGATTATCCTTTGATCTTGCGTTACATGGTAGCGAATCTTGGAGAAGTAAAGCTTGTTTTGGCTCCAATTAAAAATAAGAAGGAGTAAAAAGTTCGGCAAAAAATTGATAGTGTATAGTATCAAAGATACAGCACACTATGGAAATTGTCGATTTATCTATATTTGATGATTTGCCTGATGTACCGTTTGTGCCTGGAGCCCCTCAAGCGCCTGAAGCACCTCAAGCACCTAATGATCAAGATCTTCCTCTACAATTCTGTGTAAAAACCCGTGTGGGAGGTCGAGATGGATACTTTCTTCTACGTTGGTCACATGGTGGTCTTGATGCTGATAATAAAATTATTCATGTTCTAAAACCATCGAATCACCAGAATCGTTTTTATAACATTGGATCTAGAACTAGACCTACAACACAATATCCCATTATATCAAGAAAACAGAATGGACAAATTACACGCCCTCTACGCTGGATATATACATCTAAATATCTTCGCTATGAAGAATCAAGAATTCCAATTCTAATGATTATACCGTTTAATACTCTTCCTTCTATGAAAGTAAATTCATTCATTCCGATTCGTGAACCTGTACCATTAGCACCAGTGCCATTGGCACCAGTGCCAGTGCCAGTAGCACCAGTGCTAAGAAATTATATAATGAACTCAATTCCTCAGCATATTGTTAGAGCTCTTCTTCGTGATGCTGCCATGCAAGAAGAGTCCTGTCCCATTACAAGTGAAGAGATTGATATTACAAATGGTGCGATTACCTCATGCTTTCATCTATTCGAAAAGAATGCGATCGCAAAATGGCTCTCATTACCAAATTCTCTTGATAAGTGCCCAGTCTGTAATTGTCCCTGTAACTCTTACACACTAGATGAACCGCCACCTCTTGACACTGCCTGAAAAAATTGAATTTAATGTATTACTTTTTTTAAGCAACCAACCAGAAAAGAAAAGAATGTCTGATCTTCCTAAGTATTTCGTGACGGAGAGTGGGAGCACGTATAAGCTGTATCTGAATACGGTTTATCAGACGCGTTCGAACATCAATGTTCTCTGGCCCATCGTGAATCTTCGTGTGAATAATCTGACGGCAAAACTTTGTGATCGCAGCGAGATCTTTCGCAGTTCTACACGCACGTGGAATGGCACGGAGTATATTTCGTGCGACTGGAGTTATACGGGATCCTCTGTTGAGCTCTATCTTATTGATAGCGCAATTTATGTTACCGCCCCGGTTATCCACATGAGCAATATGGACTGTCTTCCGTATAATCCGAGCAAGTTTTCTCCCAGAGATGCGATGTTTATTGACGAGGTTGATATGACTGCTTACATGGCGGCTAAGATCTATCGCACGGATCCGGCTCTTAGTGAGAACACTACACCGGTTCGCTCTTATGTCCCTGTGGCTTCGCCTGTTCCTATGGCCCCTCGTGTTCCTATGGCCCCTCGTGTTCCTATGGCTTCACCTGTGGCTTCGCCTGTGGCTTCGCCTGTCCCTATGGCCCCTCGTGTTCCTATGGCTTCGCCTATGAAGAGCCTTCCTCCTCATATTACAAAGATCGTTCTTGCCGATGCCATCAGCAAGAATGAGATTTGTCCGATCACGAGTGACACCATCACTGCCTCGAATGCCACTGTTACCGTCTGCGGCCATGTCTTCTGTTCTAGCGCAATCGATAAGTGGCTCGCAACCCCTTCTTCTAAGGGTCTCTGCCCCACGTGTAGATCGCTCTGCGTCTAATTACATACGCTTTTGAACATGCGGGGTATATAAGATCTCTGAATCTGAACAACGAGAATCTACAAAACAGAGGCCATCTGATGTATTAAATTTCTCGGCATTCAAATTCCAAACTTTCAGAATATTAAATGTTCCTTTTTTTGGACTCATGCTAATACCCATACACGTATTTCCAGTTTCCTTAAAGGCTAGACCAACCATTGCCTGAATAACCTGTGTCGTAAAAACTTCCTTTACAAGATCAGAAGGAACCTTCATACTATAACTCCCTCCACGAATATTCTGATGATTCTCCCAAAGAGGTAAAATATCACCACGCATGAAAAATGGCTGACCACTCTTTAAACGATTCTGACCAACCTCTTCAATCGTATTTAATACATCGCTCCAGGTTACACATGTATTTATTTTTATAAAGGTATCAAGAGTCCATTTTTCAGAATCCCCCTGATGAAAATATAGACTCCATGGGCCTGTGGGAATTGGATCTGTTAGAGATATATTTGGAACCTCACACATTACTAGATTAAATAGTTCACTTATCATTAAGCCCTTTTATAACTGTATCCCCCATATCATTAATTAGTTCAATTGTAATAGAATCCATACAGTGTAAATATGAAACACCCATATCAAAACACCAGATTACAAATATCTCAGATAAGGATGGTTCTACTTGACCGATATATCGAACATCATTTATCCACGATGAAATATCTATAGTATCAACACCTGGTATTTTAATACTAAATCCTAAATACGGTAAATGCTTTTCTTTTATTTGACTCTCGAATGGATCTATAATTATGATTGGATCAAGTGAGCATCGCCATTTTACATTTCTATTTTCAATTGATCCAAATATATCTGATGATATCGGTATTAAACTTGACTTTAAAAATACAAGTTCTTTTTTTATAAAACATTTTTTATATATTACAGAAAAAATAGAATAACTTTTATTAATCACTCTTGTTATTCTATTTATGAACCATGGTCCCCAATTATATAGGGCCTCACGAATCATCTAATACTAAATATAATAATATAGTTTTAAGTAAATCTAGAAATTCCACACTCTGTTCCAAGGCTTATAGGCTTTGCTGGACATGAAAGTTCTGTATTTTTATAAGATCCAGAACTCTTATAAGAGCTAGAACTCTTACAAGAGTTAGAAGGTCTTTCATGATGTTTATAAGAATCTAAGGGTGCTTTACAAGAATCTGAGGGCGCTTTACAAGATTCACATTGATCTTCCTCATAAGAGTCTCTCTTACTGAATAGCCATGATAATAGAATATATCCAGGTATAAATCCTAGGAGTATCCAATTTACCATTTCAAGGCCGTAGTTACACATAGTAAAAAAAAGAATGCAAATAATAAGTCCTAATATAGAATGTATAAATACATAGTCCATTCGATGATGATATAAATCAAATAGAACAATTGTCAAACTTAGCGCAGACATTAAAAGTCCACTAGGACAGAGAGACATATCTAATTAATTGTTATCTTTTTTACGACATTCTTTACAGGATCATATTGACCAATTGGATCTCCAATCTCTCCATTATCATTTGCATAGACAGTATTCTCAGAATCCTTAAAGAATACACGACCTCTGAATGTCCACTCTTCTACTTCTATACCTGTCTCCTCTTGATCAACCTCGGTCTCAGCCTCAACCTCGGGCTCTACCTCAGTCTCAGCCTCAACTTCCATCTCAGGTTCAACCTCAGGCTCTACCTCAAGCTCAAGCTCAGCCTCAGACTCAATCTCAACATCATTATTCTCATCTCCATGAATTGATGGTTCTAAATGAATTGTCTTCAAATCAGCAACATCTCCAGTAGGCTGTAGTGATGGAATTTTTGTAGAAGTAGTCACCGCTTGATTCATCAGAATAGACACAATACTTGTGATATTATGATTAAGAACTTTGATCTCATCAACCAGTGTCTTAAACTGGGCGTTTTGCTTATCGTGAAGGAATCCAAGAGTTTGAATAATCGTTGTTAGCTGAATATCAGAATCCTGAGTCTGTGCCTGGACCTTTGACTGTGGCAAACTCTGTGTTAGCTGAATATTAGAATCCTGAGTCTCTGGCATTGCCTGGGCCTGTGGCATTGCCTGGACCTGTGGCAAAACCCGTGCCTTTAGCTGTGGCAGAGTCTGGCCCTGTGTTGGAGCCTGTGGCTGTGTCTCATCCATAAATTTCAAGAGGATTTCTTGAATTTCGTATTGTGCGGATTTAAGAGCCTTATACATACTAATTTAAAAGTATTTCAGTGGCTCAATTTTATTATGTGCGAACCTTTACCTGAAAATTCATAACAGCATCCAGAGTGCTTTCCTTATCCTTCAACGGCTTCGAGCGTTTCAAGCGCAGACCAGGATCCAGAGTTTTAACAACATCAATACATGCTCCATTTGTGCTTGTATTTCTCAGAGATGTTTCATAGAAATCAATAGGCTTTGTATCAAGAGTTGCCAGAATACTAATCACTGGAGGTAAGTGTGTATCAATACGAAGTTGTTTCTTTTC